AGATAAGGGTTCTTATACGTAAACTTACCTTTAGCTAAGTCTTTCACAAAGTAGTTAGAGTTAAGAGGCTCAACTGAAGGCGAAGCTTGGCCGAGAATAAACGAACTAGAGGTGGTAGGTGCTACAGCAAGTGTAGTTACATTACGACGGCCATAACCTTTAAGTAGAGGTGGTTCACCGTACTCTACAGCCATTTGTGCGGTAGCAGCATCTGCTTTCTTACGAACAAAACTCCATATTTGAGTATTGAGCAGCTTTGCTTCCATTGTCTCAAACCCAATCATCTTAGATTGAAGATATGTATGCCAACCAAGAGCACCAATACCAAGTGCACGCTGATTAATAGCGAAGTTTCTTGGGTGTACCATAAACTTCATCTTCTCAGTCTTATTAATGAACTCGGTCATTACAGCATCGAGGAAGTATACTAATGTTTCTACTGCATCAGTGTTCTTCCAGTTGTCCCACTGTTCAAAGTTAAGAGATGACAAATCACAAACAAACGATTCTTCATTGTCGTTTGATAACATAATCTCCGTACAAAGGTTGCTTTGGTTAATCTTAATGTTCTTATCTTTGTATACTTGTGGTGCCTGGTTATTAGCGTTATCAGTAAAAAAGATATAAGGATAACCAGATTCAAAGCGCTTCTTTATAACTAAGCCCCAGATGCGACGTTTTTCCTTATCACCGTCAAGCATAGACTTCAACCATTCATCAGTTACACAAACACCGATAGAAAGGTTTTGAATATCATCACCTTCACCTCTGATCTTTAAAAACTCTTCTATGTCTTTATGGTCAATGGGTAGGTATGCAGCAAAAGAACCTCTACGTACATTACCTTGTGAAATGTAATCCGTTAAAGATTCAAATACTGTTAACTGATGATGTACACCAGTAGATTCACCACCAGATGAGATAGGTGCACCGCGAGGGCGAATTTTACCAAAGTAAGCTGATGTACCGCCGCCTGCTTTTGACATAGTACCTATTTCTGAAATCTTATACAGAATAGCATCCATATCATCGTCAATATACGAACCGAAGCACGAGATAGGTAAACCGCGATTACGGCCAAAGTTTGACCAAATAGGAGAAGCCAAGGAATAGAAGCCTTGATGCATATAGCTTTCAAACTTATCTGCAAAGCCTTTTAACTTGAGGTAATCTTCAGCTGTCTCAGCTATATCTCTTATACGCTTTTCAGCAGTCTCTCCGTCTAGGAGATAACCGCGTTCAAGGAACTTGCGAGAGTCGCTATTCAGCCAGTAAATGTTTTTGTTACTCATTTTTATATATTATACTATACTTTTTATTAAAATAAATCGTCTTCTGAAAAGCTTTGTGACTTTTTAGAGTACTCCACAGGACGAGAATGGAAGAAATCGGTCATATTGTTACCAAGTAATTCTTCGTTAAACCAGGAAATATCTTTGAGAAGCTTAGAATCCGTTTCATACACCTCTGGGAAGCCAATACCTCTGAGAGATTCATTGATACGGTCTTTTACAAACTCTTTAAGATGAGCCGCAGTTAATCCGTCTTCCTTAATACCGTTAACCATCCAATCGATAATCTTTGCTTCGCTTTCGTATGCTTCTTTAGCCTCGGCAAGAACTCTCTCTTCAAGCTCTTTATCAAAAAGCTCTGGGTACTCTTCTCTAATGGTATTAACAATCTTTATGCCAACTAGTGCATGAATATGTTCTTCATTACGGGTATACTTGACTTGCTGGTCAGTATCTTTGAGTACGTTCTTGTTGCGTGCAAACCAGTTAATAATATAGAACTGACTCATCAATGAAACGTTCTCTACGAATAACGTAAAAAGTATAAGAGCGTAGAGGTACTGCTTCTTCGAGTCTTTATAATAACGGTGTGTGTACTTTTTAAGATACTTTACACGACCTTGTATCCATTCCAGTTTAAGGTTCTCTTCAAATATATCTTCAAGACCGAGTACAGTGAGTAGTCTTTCATAAGCATTGTTATGAATCACCTCTGTATTAGCCATTACATAACCTAAGTCTTGTAATGAAGGGTGTGGCAAGTTTTCCCCAAGCTTAGCCCAGAACGTTTTTACCGCTACCTCGATTTGACCGATAGCGGATAAAGTACGGATGATAATCTCTCTTTCTTGATCATTTAACTTAACTTTAAACTGTTGTACGTCTGATTTAAAACTAAACTCCTTGTGAGTCCAAAAACCATTATGCATGGATTCGATAAATTCCTCTGTCCAAGGATAGCGATTAGGTTTACGAGAGATTTGTTCGTCGAATATCATAGTTTTAGTTACAGGGAATATTATTTACGTATTGTAAACGTTTTTACGTTTTTATCTATAAGAAAAAAAATATTTTTTTCTCGCCAGTGCGCTGGACTGAGTTACAAAAGTTAGTTTTTCTTATTATATAATTCTAATTTTTTTACAATGTATCGTACAATTTCACTGCGTACAATATCTGCTTCTGTTAACGTAAAAACATGGATACCTTTATCTCGGCTTTCAGCGTCATTAAAAACATTGCACATTTTCTCAAACCCAGACTTACCGTTAATGTCGGATTGCATCGGGTCTCCGCAGATAAATAGTTTACTGAACTGACCTACACGTGTTAATAAAGTTGTGAGCTCTTTGAACGTGCTGTTTTGAGCTTCGTCCATAATAATAGCTTTAGCGTTCCAAGAAAGACCGCGAAGATATCCTGTTGGTTTACCGTCTACCCGTCCTTCTTTCATTAACATGTTAATATCAGCTTTACAGAGTAGTTCATCAAGCTTTTCCATTAATGGTTCAAGATAGGGTGTCAGTTTTTCATTAGCGTCGCCCGGAAGATATCCCATTTTATTATCTGAGCTCTCAACTATACTACGAATATATATTAAGTCAGAAACCTTTTTTAGGTTTAGTAATTCCAAAGCAACCAATGTTGCTAGAAAGCTCTTGCTACTACCAGAAGGGCCAGTAATAAAAACAATCTTAGTGTGATTATCTAAAGCTAACTTAAGAAACTCTTTTTGCCTGTTTGTTAAATCCGGCCTTTGTCGAATCTGTACCGGTCTTTCTAACTTATCGGCCTGATGTACTAAAAGACTCTTGTCTTTAGTAGCAGGTGTATTATTTTGACTTTGTTGAGCTAACTTCTGTTTTTGCAGGCGTTTTTTCTTACTCATCTGTTTATATTTACCCAAAAACAAGAATAATATATGCTTTTATTTAACAAACTTGCATGTAAAGGTATTATTTATAAGTACGGATATGCCTATAAGATATATAGACACTAACGCAGAAAAACTCGATATAAAATGGAGAATATCTATGTTAGATGTTAAAGATATTGATGCGGTATTTTACCATATAAAGTTTAATGGTGGTCTAGATTGGGCAACAGATGCTATAAACTTTATAAAGAAAAATCAGCGAATAGGGGTTAAGTATATAATATCCGGGGTAGGGGAAGCACCATTTAAAACAGATGTGTTAAGAGTAATCAACTTTGACGAGAACGTTATTTATATTGATTCTGGAATAGATTCTTTTCATACAAGACATGTAAACTTGTCTTACTTTTTTAGTTTTAAAATAAGAGCTGAAGCAAATATTAGAGAGCAAAATAAAGATTTTACACCTATACCTTTTTTCGATAGGGACAAATATTTTGTATGCTTAAACCGAAAGTACAAAATACACAGAACAGCGTTTGTCAAGTTATTACATATTACTGGTTTAAATAGTAAAGGTATAATAACTTTAAACCATCAAATAACAAGCACCGCAGGTAATCAGGTTCCACCACCTGGTTATGGTTACAAGCTTTATAATCAAGGCGACAAAGTAATGTCTCCTGTTACTATTGATTTAAGTAATAATGAAAAGTTTAAAGTGTCTTTAGCTATTTCACCTATTTTTAATAACTTAGGAGACAACGCTCTTATTAATATGATTAATGAGACGTCTTTTTTTTATAATACAGACCCCACATATGTTAATCCATGGAATAGAGTATTTGTAACAGAAAAAACCGTTAAATCATTTATTATGCATCAGTTACCTTTATTTCTTACTGTCGACGGACACGTACAATATTTAAAAGATAATGGATTTGATTTATTTGAAGATTTTATTAATCATTCTTATGATAGTATAACCGATCCGCTTTTAAAAACAACAGCTGTATTTGGCGAACTATATAGATTGTGTAATGAATATACAATAGATGAAATAAGAGCGTATTGTGAAAAGAACAAAGAAAGATTTTTATATAATGTAAATAACTGTGATATAGTATATGCTAAGGAGCTTGATACAGCTCTCAATAAAATTAAAATCTTATTAGAAAGCTAATATGCCAGTAAACTTAATAGATTATAGTTATGACGGTACTATACTAAGCGGTATATTATTAGAACGTGTAAAAACACACAGCGTTGAAAAAAACGTACAAGTAGTCTATCTTGAAGTAACTAGAGAAGGTACAGTAGATAAGTGGGAAGAAGTAATAAAAAAATGCGTTGATAAACATAATGAAAAGAATATTAAGTTTATTTTTTCAGCAATACAGGAAGCTCCTTTTAAAGAACATATATTATACCTTTTACAGACTTACGAAAATGCTATTTATATAGATTCTGGTAAGGATTCTTACCATCCAAGACATATTACTGCATCAACTTTTTTTTCAGCATCAATACAAGAAAGTACCGGGTTTAACCCTGTACCGTTTAATGAAAGAGATCAATATTATGCTTGTTTAAACCGACAACCCCGCAAAACTAGAACAGCATTAGTTAAGTTGTTAGTTTCATCAGGACTAGATAAGAAAGGAATAGTTACCCTTAACAGTATAAGTAAAGATCCTTCTCACGATGTAGGTTTAAAGGAAATAAAAATTGATTTGATTGGAGATCCGAATGACCCTGCAGTGCATTTCAGGCAGTATAATAGTTTAGGAAAAAATGCTTTAATACATGTTGTTACAGAATCGTCTTACTTTACGTACAACAATCAATATTGGTCAAATACTGACGGCTTCAAGTATCCTTTTCATTGGAATAGAGTATTTGTAACTGAAAAAACTATTAAAGCTTTTTGCATGCACCAGTTACCTCTATTCTTTACAGTAGACGGGCATGTACAGTATTTAAGAGATTGTGGGTTTGATATGTTTGATGATTTTATTGATCATTCATACGATAAGGTAACAGATCCTTTATTAAAAATGTCAGCAGTATATGGAGAACTACATAGACTGTGCAACTACTCTTTAGAAGATATAAAACAATATTGTATTAAAAACCAAGATAGATTTGTTCATAATGTTAACAATCGTCCCGGGGTGTATCAGAGAGAGTTAGATAATCTTATCAACAAAATACTAAACTTTATAGAAAATTAACAAAAAGAAACCCGACTATTGCTAGTCGGGTTCTTAGTTTTAAACGTTTTACCGTTACAATACTTATTACAGCATTGTTGCAGCGGTACCAGGAACGAATGCCTGACCGAGGCCGGAAACGATGATGAGGTGATAGTATAACGCAGCACCGAAGATGTGGTCAATAACGCCATAACGGGTCATTAAACCAACGCGTGGGCTGAAATCGTTAGGTCCGATTGTACGTTGTACTAACACTGGAATATATGGGCAGTAAACAATACCAGTATCATAGTATTCAGCACCCTTGTAGCCTAATAAAGCGTACTCAAGTATTGTACCACGTTGATTTGTCTGATATTGTGCTTCTGTACGTGTATCACGGTAGATCGTGAAACGACCACCGACTGTACCAACTTTAGCAATACCAACTGGTTGTGTGTTTACGTTACCGTTAACTGAGAACCATTGGAACTCAGGAAGCATTTCAAACATTGCGCAAACACGAGGTGTTGCAATGATGAAGTTTGCTGCGCCACGGCGATTGCGGATAGCAACACGGTTAGCTTCAACAATAACACGTGCAAAGAAGTCACGGTTACGTTCACCTAACCAACGGCCATCAGCTGAAGCTGCGTTCCAGAATGAATAACCTTGGCCTGCACCAGCGTTGAGAGCAACTTGGCACATACGGATTACCATTTCACGGTCGATTTCAGCTTGAATTTCGTACGACATAGCGTTCGTTAATTCATTGTCAATGTCGATACCGTTCATGTTCTTGAGATCTTGCTCAAGTTCAACGGACCAACGAGCTGCTAAACGACGTGTACCAGCTTCAACTGCTGTCTTTTCGAAGCTTACAACCATCTGTGGGATGTTGCTTGTTAATTCAAAATTGCTTAAGAATTGTGCAATACCACCATCTGTTGGTAATACGTTGAAGTCAGCGTTACCAGAAAGGAACGTTGAAGAAATACCCGTGAAGCGAGTATTGAGATAGTTCCAACCTACTTCATTACCATCTGAAGCATGTGTCCATCCTTGTTGACCTTGAGCTGATTGGCTATAGCCGCCGCCGTTGTCAACTTGTGTATTTCCGAGTGGATCTGCATCGTATTTATAACGTAATGCAAAAGCTAGACCAACTGGACC